ATGGGCAAGCTGACGGATATTCAGATCAGGGCGTGGATCAAAAGCGGCGAGAGATTCGAGCAACGTGCAGACGGGGATGGCCTCTATCTGTCGTTTCGCGAGACCTTCGCTGTGCCGAAATGGCTTTTCCGCTATCGCTTTCAAGGCCGGCAGCGGGTCATGTCGATTGGCAGCTATTCGTCTGTGTCGCTTGCCAAGGCACGAGAAGGTGCGAAGGAGCTCGCCGCCAAGGTGGCACTCGGCCATGACGTTGCCGGCGAGAAGCAGGAGCGCAAACGCGAGGCTGTTGCCAAGATTGAAGCCGAGAAAGCAGCCTGGACGGTTGCGCGGCTCTGTGACGAGTTTTTCGAGCGTGTGATCCTTCCGCGCTGGAAGCATTCAAACATCGTCCGGTCCCGCATTGAGAACGACATCAAGCCTAGCATGGGCAAGATGAAGGCCGAGGACGTGAAGCCCCGGGATGTTGATGCAATGCTGCAGCAGATCATCAAGCGCGGGGCGCCAACCGTCGCCAACGATGTACTGCGCTGGACGAAGCGTATTTTCGACTTTGCCATCAAGCGCCAGGTCGTGCTCTACAACCCAGCATCCGCATTCAATATTGCCGACGCTGGGGGCAAAGAGGAGGCCCGAGAGCGTTGGCTTACCAGGGAAGAAATCACCCAGCTATTCCAAGCTATGCGCGAAATGCTCGGCCGTTTCTCAATCGAGAACATGTACGCCGTCCGGCTGCTCCTGCTGCTTGCTGTCCGGAAAGAGGAACTGGTAGCCGCTCCCTGGAGTGAATTCGATCTTGATGCTGCTGTGTGGCATCTGCCGGAGGAGCGCACGAAGACAAGCGCGGCGATTGATATTCCCCTGCCCCCTCTCGCTGTCGAGACGCTACGGGAACTGCATCACCTAGCCAACGGGAGCGCCTATGTCTTCCCAGCTCGGAAGATGCAACACCGGATGATCCCGCACATCGACCTCAATACGTTGAACGCTGCCCTATCGAAGCACATCAAGCCGAAGCTGAAGGATGTGCCGAATTTCACCATCCACGACTTCCGACGTACTGCCCGCACCCACCTGGCGGCGCTGGGTGTCGATCCATTCGTGGCCGAGCGGTGCCTTAACCATAAGGTCAAGGGCGTGGAGGGCATCTACAACCGCCATGATTACTTCGAAGAGCGCCGGGTAGCACTCAACGAATGGGCCAAGCTGCTGAAGGCGCTGGAAGAAGGAAAGCCGGATTACAACGTTGTGCCGTTGAGGAAGAGCAAGGAGGTAGCTTGAGCGACCCAGAAAACGCAACGGGCAATATCCGCGAAATGATCAGCGCAGGTTCTACGTGCGTTGATTTCAGACCGCCGACCGCGCGTGAAATCGAAAAGCGTGTGCGCGACTTCGTGTGGGTGCTGGGCGTTATTGCATATCTCATTTTCGTTTTCGGAGGCTTGGCTGTGTTTGACCATTTCGTCCATGACTCAGTCTGGCGAGACATCTTTTTGTCGGTTTGGTGGCTTCCTTCAGGCGTAGTCGCTTTCTTGGTAAAGGTTGGGATAGAGAATCATCTTGTTGGATGGGTGCCTGATCTTTCCCAGCGGGAGGATGAGGAATGACACGCCCCCAAATCCCCTACCGACGTGTGGAGGCACTTGCAAAAGAGTGTTCTGAAATGCGGGCATGGCTTCGCGGCCTAGGGGCCGCAGCACCCGAGTCAGAATTTCAGATACGGCTGCGGGCATACAAAGCGCTTTGTGAGGCCGTCGCGTTCCTTCCTCATGGGGCTGCCTTACTTAAGAAATTCGGTGGGCGGGTGGTTGGCAAGGGGGCAATGCAGCCAACTACGCAACGTTCCGCTGATAGCTTCACTGCTGACGAGTTGGCGCTTTTTAAAAAGGATGAAGCGGTTCTGACACCTGATGGCTGGGTAGTTGCCGCGCCCTTGGTCCAGCACGTTGATCGTGTCATAGGCGAGCTAAGGGAGAGCGGCCACGAAAGCAGTGACCAGCACGCATTGGAAAAAATTCGAGAGCGGGCCGCGCGATCGAGTGGAAAGCGTAGTGCAAGTCTCGGAAGTCTCAAGACCAGGGTAAGCCGAGAGCGGAAGCAGGCGATTACAGAGCGTTCCAAAAAAGTGCCACCAACAGACAAAGGCATGTAACTGGCATTGAGACACCATGGTCCTCGTTGATTCACTACGCATCGCGAGGAAAACATGGCTCAAGACAACAATCAGGTTGGCTCCCAGCCCACCAGTAACGCACATCAGGTACCCGAGGCGCTTCGCGACTTCGATTCGCTTCCTGATTCCGCGAATGTTCGTTTACCCGTAGTTAAGGCCCTGTACGGCTGTTCAGCTGCCACCGTTTGGCGAATGGTCAAAAGTGGCCGCTTGCCGCATCCACGGAAAATTTCGGAGCGAATCACCGCCTGGGAAGTCGGGGCGTTGCGCAAGTCACTTGCTGCGGCGTAGGCGGCATCATGAATCGCCCGAATACGCCAACACAGCAGGCGGGTAGCGCTGGTGGCGAACCATCCTTGCGTGAAGTCCTTGACGCTATCCGCGAACAAACCCGGATGCTCACTACCATCGGCGCGCACCTGGCCAAGCTGGTAACCCTTGTCGAAAAGCAGGGTGGGCGCTGATGTCGGTTAGAACCATGGCCAGAGTCTGGGAGTGCAGCCAGCACAGCGGCACTAATCTGCTGATGCTGCTGGCTATCGCCGATTTTTCCGACGACGACGGGACGGCGTTCCCGGCAGTTGAGAAGCTGGCGAAGAAGTGCCGGATGTCGAAGCGAAACGCTCAAGAGCGCCTGAAAGAACTGTCGGATTCGGGCGAACTGACGATTCTTAAGAACCAGGGGCCGCCCCCCAAATATCCGAACCTGTTCCGGGTAAATCTGGCCTCGCTAGGGATGAAGCCCACCGCACCCGTGCGGCCCACCGCACCCGTGCAATGCAACGTAGAAAGGGGTGCGGTCCACCGCGTGGCAGGGATGAAGCCCACCGCACCCAAACCATCAGTTAACCATCAAGAACCGTCAAGCGAAGCGCAAGCGCTTTCTGCTGATGCTCGAAAAGCAAAAAAGGTGGACATCACCCTGGCCCAGTTCCTGGAGAACTGCAAAGCATCCGGCGAACAAAGCATCCCTGAATCTGATCCGGTTTGGGAGTACGCCCGAAAGACCGGAATCACCGACGAGATGATTTCCGTTGCATGGGTCGAGTTCAAGGCGGCATACCTCACAGCTTCCAAGCGTTACGCGGACTGGCGGCAGGCCTTCCGTAACGCAGTTCGCCGCAACTGGTACAAGCTCTGGTCTATCCGCGATGGCGATCAAGCCAAATGGACCTCAGACGGCGAGCAGGCGCGGAGGGCTGCGGCATGAACGCGCCGGCGGATTTCCTCATGCCTCCCCATTCCATCGAGTCCGAACAATCGGTGCTTGGCGGCCTGCTGCTCGATCAGCGCGCTTGGGACATCGTTTCCGATGTTTTGACCGATGCCGACTTCTACACCGACAGCCATCGCCGGATATGGCGGCACATTGCCCAGTCCTGCATGCGCGGCCAGCCGGTCGACGTGGTCACCATCGCAGAGAGCATTGAGGCGGCCGGCGAAAGCTCTGCAACCGGTGGCCTGGCTTACCTTGGCGAACTGGCCAACAGCACCCCTAGTACGGCCAACATCAAAAGGTACGCGGAAATAGTGCGCGAACGATCCACGTTGCGCCGTTTGCAGTCGGTTGGCGTGGCACTGCAGGCAGAGTGCGCAAACGCGTCTGGGCGCTCTGCAGCCGATATTGCCGCTGCTGCCGAGGCTGCGATAGTCGGCGCGCTGGACTGCTCGTCCGGTGATCCGGAAAGCCTGTCCGACGTGCTCGGCGATGTGTTGCGCTACGTGGATGATCGTGGCGATGCCGGCGGGCAGACGCTTGGCTTTCGCGATGTGGACGCCATGATCGGAGGCCTAGAGCCTGGGAATTTGATGATCGTGGCGGCCAGGCCATCGGTGGGCAAAACGATGTGGGGCTGCAACGTTGCCGACCACGTGGCCACCGCGGGCGGCGCGGTCCTCTTCCACACGCTTGAGATGAGTCGGCGTGAGGTCGGCATGCGCATCATGTCGGCCCGCTCTGGTGTGTCGGTCAAGGCAATGCGTTCAGGCACCAAGGACGGCGAGCACTGGGGGCGAATGTCCGGCCAGATGCCGGCGGCTGCCCAGCAGCGCATGCTGATCGATGACGCGGCAGCGGTGACCGTTGGCCAGGTGCGTGCCAAGGCTCGGCGCATGCAGCGGAAAACCGGCTTGTCCCTGGTGGTGATCGATTACCTGCAGCTCATGCGCGGCGACGGTGACAACCGCACGCAGGAGATGGGCAGCATCAGCCGTGGCTTGAAGGCCCTGGCCAAGGAACTGCAAGTGCCGATCATCGCGCTTGCCCAACTCAACCGGGGTGTTGAGGGCCGGGCCGACAAACGCCCGTTGCTCAGCGATCTGCGCGACAGCGGCGAGATCGAGCAGGACGCCGACATTGTGGCGATGCTGCACCGGGAGGAGCTTTATTCCGATGGGCCGCAATGGGTTGGCGTGGCCGAAATGATCATCCGGAAGAACCGCAACGGCCCGACCGGTGAAGTCTTGCTGACCTACCAGCCCGAGTGCATGCGCTTTGCCAATCACTGCGGCCAGCATCCTCGCCAGGCGGTAGCTCGCTCGAGCGGCCGAGGCGGATATACGCGCCCGGGAGGACTCGATTGAACAACTTACTCAACCAGGCCGATGGTCGGCAGTGAATTAACCAACCCAGGAGATTGAACGATGTGGAGAAAATTCTATGTTTGCATGGCTGAAGCAGATAGCGGCGAAGGTAGCGGGGATGGCGGTGGGTTTGCCTACGCAGCGGCCGCCGGAATCGGGTTCGAACAAGGCCAGCCGCCCGCGATCCCGGAGAAATACCAAGTCAAGAAAGAAGACGGCACGGTCGACATCGAAGCCAGCAGCCTGAAGCTGACCGAGGCGTATAGGCACCTCGAAAAGCGGCTGGGGGCCGGCGATATGCCGCCAAGGTCTGCCGATGAATATCAGTTGAATGTCCCGGATGCCTACAAGGACGTTGATCTGTCATCTGACAGCCTGCTGAACCAGTTCAAGCAGGACGCCTTGGCCAAGGGGCTGACGCAGGATCAGTTCGATTTCGTGATGGGCAAGTATTTCGAGATCGCGCCCGGGCTGGCCGCTCAATCGCGCCAACTCTCCCTGGAGGAATGCACTGCCGCCCTGCGCGAAGAGTGGAAGACAGACAGCCAATACAACCTCGAGATGCGCAAAGCACACATGGCGGCTGTTGCATTCGGCGAAAAGGACGCAGAAGGGCTGATGAACGATTACGGCAATGATCCCCGCTTGGTCAGGCTGTTGAATCGCGTCGGTGCCGAGATGGGCGAGGATCGATCGATCAACCCGGGTGGCACGCTGCCTGGCGGTCAGAGCGTTGAAAGCCTGATGCAGTCCGAGGCTTACACCAATCCGAAGCATGCCGACCATGCCAGCGTCAGCGCCCGGGTGCAGGCCTACTTCAATGCGCAAGCCGAGGCAGCATCCAGGGCGGGCGCTGCGGGTTGGCTTGGACGTTAGGCAACCAAGGGAATGATCATGCAAAAGCAGATTGTTATCGCGTGCGCCACGGCCGAGGATCTGGAAAACGTCGTCGACCAACTGGAACAGCGGTGCCGAGAGGAGGATTTCTCCGTTTCTCCGTTTGATCGGGTAAAGGTGTCGAAATTGGTCGGCCATTTGCTCGCCCAAAAGGATGGCATCGTTCTTGTTGCCAGGGATGGCGAGCGCATTGTCGGGTGCGTTGTCGGCGCCGTTATCGAGCGCTGGTTCTCTTCGGAGCGGGCGGCCTATCCATGCGCCTTCTACGTTCTGCCGGAGAGTCGCTCAAGTGCAGCGCTCGAGCGCCTCCTTTGGGAGTTTCAGGCGCAAGCGTTGAAGCGAAAAGCCCGCTTGTGCGAGGCAACCGTTATTTCATCCGCCATTTCATCGCACTCGATTTCCGCCCTGGAGCGCACCGGGTTCATAGCAGTCGCACAGCAATTTGCCTGGGCGCCGGCAGCCCCTACGGAAGCCGTAGAAAGGAACGGTGTGCATTGAGCCACATGGGCAAATCAATCAGCGTGCGCCGTATTTCGGTGTCCGATATCGAGCACGCACCGAACGTCGGCAGCTTGCTTGCCGAATACGCGGCAGAGTCCGGCCTCCCTGGCCTGGGCGGTGCCGATGCGCAGTGGTGGCTTTATTACAAGATCGAAGACAGCGGCGCACTGTCAGTCCTTGGTGCCTTCGATGATGACTTGCTGATCGGCTTCCTTGCCTTGGTCATCGGGCCGCGCCCGCACTACCCCGGGCCGGTTGCTTCCGTCGAATCGTTCTTTGTTGCCTCCTGTGAGCGTAGGACCGGGGCCGGTTCTCGCCTCTTGGCAGCGGCCGAGGCCCTGGCAATCGATGCAGGCGCCAAGGGCATTTTTCTGAATGCTGCGGTCGGAAGCAGGCTTGACCGGTTGATGTCTTCGAAATCGGTCTACCGGAACACTCACAAGGTATTCCATCGGGTGTTTGCATGAAGGACTTGGCAAAAACCCAATGCCGATTCCCGGCAATGAGCGAAGCAGACATCGCCAAGGTGCAGCGCTTGTATGAGGCCTCCGTTTCGCTGGAGCAGGCACCGCATGAGCTTTCGCACCTGATTCATGCCGGGATGTACGCCAGAACAATGATCCTGCGGGCTGGAAACTTCCTCGTGGGGGCGTTGGTACAGGTGAAAACCATCGTGATTTTCTTCGGTGATGCGATGGTTTTCACCGGCGATAGCACGGTCAGGCTGCAGGGGTATCACGTCATCGCTGCCGAGGCCATGCGTCAGCAGGTGTTCATTGCAAACACCGATTGTCACATCACCGCAATTTTTGCCACCGATGCCCAAACGGTAAAGGACGCAGAGGACGAGGCGACTAGTGAGCCTCATCTCCTGCTGTCTCGCCGTGAAGGCAGTACAGCTACTTTGAAAGGGGAATAACGTGTCATACGCAGCAGTAATTTCAGCAGCAGCCGCTGTGGTTGGGGCAGGTACGGCAATCATCAGCGGCCAGCAGCAGGCCGCCGCCGCCGAAGCGCAAGCAACATCAGCACAGAATCAGGCCGACGCCGAAGCCGATGCCAACCGGGCGCATGCGGAGCAAATCCGCAAGGCGGGCCGGGCGCAGAAAGGTGTAGCCAATGCCGCGCTGGCGAAATCCGGCGTGAAGCTCGGCGAAGGCACCGCCCTTGAGGTGCAGAAGGAGATCACCCAGAACGTCGAGCAGGATGCGTTTGCGGCGTTGCTGTCGGGTTCGCGTATCAAGCGTACCGGAGAAGATCAGGCCAGCATCATTCGAGCCGGCGGCGATGCTGCGCAAACGGCTGGCTATGCAACGGCACTGTCAACTGCCGGCAAGGCCTATGGGAACTGGTGGACATTGCAGAAGAAGGTGGGGTAATGCCAGCGAACCAAACCGAGGCCGAACTGCGCCGCATCTGGGGCAGCGACTACGAAACGAACCTTGACGCCGCAGTTGGCGTGCTGGATTCACTCAGCCAGGACAACCGCGAGCGATTCATGAAGCAGGGCGGGAGCAAGGATTTCGAGGCGCTGCGCCTGATGGGTTCTGACGCCTATACCAACCCAAAGCATCCCGATCACCTGCGCGTCAGCCAGACCGTTCGGGAGCACACCGAATCTATGTTCGGCAGCCAGCCACCCGAAATATTTTAACCATCACAAAGGAGCATCACCGTGGAACTGAAAGAACTGCTGGAACTGAAGGAACCTACTCTCGAACAATATGCCGAGATGGCAAAGCTGTTGCGTGCCATCGTGAGGGAAGCGGGCGAAGAGATTGCCCGCCTCGATGCAGAGGACCGTGCACGCGGCGCTGATCGCCTCGTCGGCAAGGATGACGGCGGCGAGGTACGTGCCAAGGCCAAGGATGCCGCGATGCGCCGCTGCACTGATGCAGAAGGTGTGCTGAGCCAGGTCATGGCGAATTCGGCGCAACTGCAAGCGCGCCTTGAGCGGGAGGAGGACCAACGTGCTTGGGCCACAGTTCGTTCCCATTTGAGCAATCGGGTCGAGGCCATTGAGGAGATTGAAGGTCTGTGCGCTCGGATCGGCGAGCTGTTTGCAGGTATCTACGCAGATGGTAAAGCGGCGATGGCTGCAGCCCCGGTAAAACCTGATATGGGGCATGTCGCACTGCACAACATTAACGGCTGGCGCCCTCATGAAATCGGCTTGGCGGTCGTGGCATGCGTCCATAACCATGTTGGATCGCCATTTTCTGGCATGCATACAGATCCCGGCTTCTTCGCTGACGTCTTCTGCCGGAATGTCCGCATCGGCGGTATTTCCCAATTCGTTACGCCGTTCCACAACGAATTGCTTGCGAACGAGGTATGACCGAAGAGTCCATCAGCGGAGAATTTCTGCCGGCGGAATCGCGTCAGCAAGAGGGGAAGGGGCAGCCCCCCTCCCCCAAAATTGACCTGCGCGACGCACACGCTATCCGGCGAGAGTTGGGGGCGGTCTATCGAGACATGAGGAACAAACGAATCGATTCAGCGGATGGGACAAAGCTGGCCTATGTCCTGGATTTGCTGCGCCGGTCCTATGAAACGTGCGTCTTGCAGGACAGGCTTGAAAAACTGGAGGGGTACTATGCGCAGCATGCGAAACCGCCTGATGGCTCTTGAGGGTGCAAGTATTGGCCCGGTTCAGGCAACAGCGGAGAACAACGAGATCGAAAGCCAGATTGCGACAGCAGAGCGGGCCGCTACATGCCTCGTCGCCTGGTTTTCAGTTCATGAAAACAGCGTGTCGGTCGACGATGCCATCAGGCCGATGCTTGCCTACTATTCGGAGCAGGAGGCAAGGCGCCTTCTCGCGCTGAGCTATGACGAAATCTATCGGGCTGTCGATGGCCCTATGGGGCATGCCAAGCCTGCAAATAGGCCGCCGTTGGTGCCTGATGTTGAGCGCAGGCTAGGTGATGTCAGGATGCCCGGGGGTTAGCATGTCGGGCAATGAGAAGAGGGCGACCGGAAGGAGCGGGGAAAAGCTCCTTGTCGATTGGTTCCGCGTCATCATTGATGTCTGCGGGGAAGGCCACACGCATTCGACCATTGCCATGGCGTGCGGGACGGCTAAAAGCACGGTTCAGGGCTGGAAGCAGGGCGCAACGCCGCGCTGGGAAGAGGGTGATGCGTTGATCGATCTTTGGTGCCAGGTGGTAGGTAAGAGCCGCCTCGATCTTCCAAGAAGCAGCCCCTACGATTTCAGGCGGTAGGAAAGCTGGCTTCTTCCTTTATCTCGATCAGGACGGCCATCAGCGCCGTAATCTCGGCAATCGTGCCACCAGCAAAGGAGCGCTGCATATCGCTTGCGTTCTTGTCGTTGGCGAGAAGCTGGCCGAGATAACCAAGCCCGCGAAGGGTGCAGGTTTCGCTCATGTCGATTTGCGAAGCGCACTTGCGGTATAGCGCGGGGTCATGCTTTTTTACCGATTCGGCCATCAATCCGAAGATCGAGGCATAGGTGAAATACTCGCGTTCGTCGTTCGGGGAATCCTCGGCAGTCTGCGCCGCTGCATGATCGATTTTCTTCATGATTGAGTCCTTCCGTGGTTAGCAATTCCGGGATAGCTCTTCGATGATGGCTACTGCTATCCGGCATCGACACGTGGCAAATCTTCAATGATCTGCTGAATCTCGCGGAGCATGTCTTTCACGGCCCAGGTGGCCGAATTCAGCGAGTGGTCATCAATTAAGCCCGCGTCCAAGTGTCCGATAATATCGATGATGCCAAGGGCTTTTGACGTGAGTTGAAGAACCTTGTCGGCCGCGTCGATAGAAAGAACTTGTGAACCAGTGATGGTCGGTGCGCTCATGATCTGCTCCAGGTAGGTTGATTGGGTTTTGCTTGGTTGCTCATGCTGCGAAAAAGCGCTTTACGACCGGCAGACCGAAGACCATCCAGGGGGCGCTCATGATGGCGGCCAGGACGATGTTACCGATTGCGAAGCCGATCTTTCCGGCCGGCAGGTAAACCATGGAGGCCATGACCAGCGGGCCGCCGATAACCATTGCTGCCCAAGCCAAAACGAGAATCAGGCTGATCATTTGGCTGGTGGTGATCTTGCTGGCTTGGTGAGTGGTGGTGGTCATGATTCGCTCCTTGGTTAAGCACATAGTAGGTTGTGCTAAGCTGGCTGTCAAGCACATTGTGCTATGTGGTAAGATTCTGCTCAACGAAACAGCGAAGGAGCGGCTATGGTCGTGAGCAAAACGCAACAGGCGCTTGCCCTTGTGCGGGGTGGAAAGTCTGTGAAGGAGGCGGCGCAGGAGGTCGGTATTGCTGAGGCAACGATCTACATTGCAATCAATCGGACCAAGGGCAAGGAGCAATGCCCATGCTGCGGCCAGGTGGTGCGGGAGGGGTTCGAGATCAACCGGGATGTACTGAAGGTCTGAGGTCGCTATGCTTTACAATCTCAGCATCGCATATCGTTGCAGGTAAGAGCATGAAAAACGTGCACCAAAACGTGCACCACTCGGACAAATGGAGTGGCCATCTAAGCCAATTGACGGGCCGTTGCGCCCCCTACTACTGATTCAGATTCAATCTGGAATGAAGATGGTGTTCCGTGGCTTTTTTCGGCAAATCGCCAATCTGCCATTTAGTGGAATAGCTTTGGATGAATGCAATGTCTGCAAACTATAAACAATCGCGGTTGTACAAGAAGTATCGGGCTTTCCGGATTGCCTTGAAGGTTCCGGGGATTTTGTTAAGGCAGCGGCTGGTTGATTTCGATGTTCCCTCACTTCCTCACTTTGATTCTGACGAAACGACGCAGTGGTTTATGGAGAAGCTCGCTGCCTCTAAGATGTACCTTGAATTTGGCTCAGGCGGATCTACCTGTCTGGCGGCAAAAAAAGGTATCAAATTTGTGTCGGTCGATTCAGATCCGTTTTTCCTCAATAGCGTCAAGAACAAGATAAAGAAGGAAAATCTCTACCGTGAGGATGATCAGGTGTTTCACCACGCCGACGTTGGCCTTACAGGCGGATGGGGGAAACCTCTCATCATT